GATCCGGAATCCGCTACACACCTAACGTTGGTTGGTTTGTGTGGAATGGCAACTATTGGCACCCAGACGTCGAGATGAATGACGTAAAAGAGTTGGCCAAGTCAGTATCTACTTTGATTGCTAGAGAAGTTTCAATGCTGCCAAGCATGGATGACCCTAGAGGTGCTGAACTAGTCAAATGGGCTAACCAGGCAAAGTCCAACGGAAGAATAAACTCTATGTTGGAGCAGGCAACCTCAGACAAGCGAGTCAGAGTCTCCATCGAAGAATGGGATAAAGACCCTTACCTTCTAGGTGTTAAAAACGGAGTGGTAGATCTTCGCACTGGAATTCTACACAAGGGCAATATTGAGTCTCACATTACCCGAGTATCTCCTATTTCATATACCCAGGGGATGGGCAATGTCCGATGGGACACTTTCTTGAATGAAGCAACCAATGGCGATAAAGAGTTCCAAGATTGGCTCCAGAAAGCAGTTGGATATACAGCTACGGGTCTAACAAACCAGGATGTTCTTTTTCTAATTTATGGTCCTCCGGGTTCTGGAAAGAACACTTTCATCGAAACTATTTTTGAAGCGCTGGGCAAGTCCCAGCACGCATGGTCGCTAGATCCAAACGTTCTAGCAGCAGGCGATAAGATGAGCTCTACGGACGAATACCACATGGCTGAGCTTCGTGGTCGTCGTATGATCTGGGTAGATGAGTTGCCAGAATCAGAGCGAATTAAGGAAAACCAGGTTAAGAAGCTGACTGGTTCTGGAACTATTCAGGGACGTTCACCTGGTGAGCGACCAATCCAGTTTGCATCAACAGGAAAGCTTTGGATTTCAACTAACCACAGGCCGATTATTACAGACGAGGCCATGTGGAGACGTCTATTGCCAATTCCACTAACAAATAAGCCCGAGAGGCCAGACCCTAACTTGAAGAAGTATCTGGCTGACCCGGAAGGTGCGCTTCCAGCAGTCCTGTCATGGATTGTTGAAGGAGCAATGAAGTATCTAAGCTCTAGCCAGCAGAACCCACTAGAAATGTGCGGAGTAGTTAGCAAGGCTCACGAGGTGTACAGGCTAAACGAGGATCGAATTGGAGCATTCCTAGGCGAGGAAACTACCGTAGGAGAAGGTCTCTACGCCAAGGTTAATGACGTATACAAGAGATACAAGCAGTGGTCAGATTCCAGAGGCGAGAGATTCATGGCTCAGATTAGCTTCCACAGGAAGCTCGCTGACAGAGGGCTAGACGTAGTTGGCACTGGAAATAAAGCCATAGTTAATGGCATTTCTCTGGCCCCCTACTCTGTAGAGCCAGTGAGTCAGATTGACCTAGCTTCTGCTGCTAGATTCTCTTCAGCATTTTAAAAGTTAGATAGGATAGTAGAACTATGAAGATCTTTATTGCTACACCTATGTATGGTGGAATTGCTAAAAATAACTACACCATTTCTTTGCAGAACCTACTAGTGACACTGTCTAGCGCTGGCCACTCCGTCTCCACTACAACGGTAGGAAACGAGAGTTTGATCACAAGAGCAAGAAACACTCTAGTCCACAAGTTTATGCAGACTGACTACGACGCTTTGCTTTTTATTGACGCCGACCACGGCTGGGACTCTAGTGATGTCCTCAGGATGATCGAATCAGGAAAAGACTTTATTGGAGCTATTTACCCAATGAAGGGTATCAACTGGGACAATGTTCGACTAGCGGCTCGAGTAGGCAAAGAAAATCTGGAATCTTACTCGGGGCACTTTGCTGTAAATTTACTAAATAACTCGGACACATTTAATGTCAATGAGCCATTTAGGGTTAAAGACGTAGGTACTGGAATGCTTTTCTTGACTAGAAAAGTTTTCGAGGACCTGAAGCCTCACTGCAAGCAGTATAAAAACAATAACGTGGGAAATACTGGCGTAGCTTTTGGCGACATGGTCACGGAGTACTTTACGACATTTATTGATGACAATGGCATCTTATTGTCTGAAGATTACGCTCTCTGCCGGATGTGGCAAAACATTGGTGGAGATGTTTGGTCTGCACCATGGGTAAAGATCACGCACTCGGGAGACTATACTTTCTCGGGGCAGTTTAGCAACATGCTAGAACTAAATTCAATACGACGCCAAATTGAAGAGCAGGCCAAGGCTCAGGCCGCACAATCTACACAAGAAGAGAAGTAGAACCTTTAAAGTAATGGGAAAATAGTTACCAAGGGAAGCTCCCTAGAACAACCGAGGTAACTTAATAGTGGCAAATTCAAAAGAATACTCGTGTGCAGTATGCGCGAAACATCATGTTGTCCCTTCTCTCGCCAGAGACTGTGAGAAAAAACATGAAGTAATTATTTTGAAAAAAGCTAGCTAATTTCCACCTTTGTGATAGCATAGTCTCATCTTGTAGTTTAAGGAGAGACTATGTCACTAGCCGAGCGCATTCGCGAAGCTAATGCCGAGTATCAGAATACATTTATCTGCAAACTAATGCAGGTTACCCTTAGTCCTAAGTTATCTAAGGACGATGTAGACGCCCTTATTATTGCAATCAATTCAGCCCCCTTTGAAGAGTCCCACGTAACTGGTCACCGACTAGCCATGGCCCTCCGTTCAGAGGGGTTTGATGTAAGCGCGAGTGCAGTAGATCGCCACAGACGTGGAACCTGCTCTTGTACTAGGCTAAAGTAGGGAGAACCGTGAGCCTATCAGAAAAACTAGAAAAACTTCGTATGCCAGGAGTCAGTGGCTCCGATGTGCGGACAACAAAAACACCTGAAGATTGGCGTCCTCGCATGGACATCGACACGGTGAAGGGTGGGTTTGTGGTTGCCTCGCCTCGCGGTGAGGGCGAAATCACAGACGCCACTACTGTTCTAGCAGAGTTTGGACTAGACCCTAAAGAGTGGTGCGTAACCTCTATGCGTAGAGGTAAGTGGCAGAAGCACGATGGTGACTGGCTTGAGTCCGTACGAGTCAACCTGACACCTATGGCACCTACATATGGCGACAATCTAGACGTGGAACAGCTAGCAGATCACATTAAGAAGTGGCGTCCAGCTAAGGCGACAAAGAAGTCGAGCGGCTCGGGTGCTTATTTGGTTGCCCCTAGCGACCAGCAAATCGGTAAGAAAGCAAATGGCCAGGGGACAGAGCAGTCTGTTGGCAGAATCCTACAGCTAACAGAGAGTGCGGTGCATAAATTTGAAGCTTATAAAAAGATGGGTCTTTCTCTTGGGACTATATGTCTTGCGCTTCCAGGTGATCACGTCGAAGGAACCACCAGTCAAAACGGAAGGCTCCAAGGGCAAGCTGCGTCAGATCTTGGAATCACGGAGCAAACGCGAGTCGCACGAAGACTACTACTGGCGCAGGTCAAAGCCCTAGCCCCTCTCGTCGACCGGATGATTATTCCGGTGATTAACGGAAACCACGATGAAGCGACTCGTCAGGTTGTCACGGATCCGGCAGACGGCTGGAACGTTGAGATTGCCTCGGCAGTTCAGGACATTTGCGCAGAGAATCCAGAGCTAGCGCACGTTGAGTTCAGATACCCGAGTAGCGGACACCAGACCCTAACGGTAGACATCAATGGAACAATGCTGGGCCTATTCCACGGACACCAGGCAAGCCCTAACAACACCCTAAAGTATATTTCTCAGCAGTCCGCTGGAAAGACTGCACTAGGCGGGGCAGACATTTGGATCTCTGGACACTTCCACAACTTCCGCACTATGGATATCGGAGAGCGCCTCTGGGTCCAGGCTCCAACCACAGACCCAGGTAGCGAGTGGTTCAGAGACCGTGCTGGTATGGAATCTAAGCCAGGACTGCTGACAATGGTGATCGGTGGAGAGTATGAACCAAGAGAGTTCATTAGCGTACTAGCGGTTAAGTAGTATGGCAAAAATTGCAGTATATACAATTGCCCTTAACGAGGAAAAGTTCGTTGAGAGATGGTATGAAAGTGCCAAAGATGCCGACTATCTCTTAATTGCAGATACAGGTAGTACGGATGGTACCCGCGAAACTGCAATTAAGCTTGGAATCAACGTAATCGACATTACAGTGCGTCCTTGGCGATTTGATGATGCCAGAAATGCGTCCTTAGCCGCACTTCCAGCGGACATCGACATGTGTGTTCAGCTCGATATGGATGAGATACTTTTACCGGGGTGGCGTCAAGAAATCGAAAACGCCCTTACTGAAGGTGCTACCAGGATTAGGTACAACTACACCTGGAACTGGAAAGACGAGGCTCAGACAGTCCCGAGCACAACCTTTGGCGGAGACAAGATCCACGCTCGTAAAGGGTATAGATGGAAGCATCCGGTACACGAGGTAATAGTTCCTTACGGAGACACTGCAGAGAAGCAGGTTTGGACTAAGCTAGAGCTACACCACCACCCGGACAACACTAAATCAAGATCACAGTATCTACCTCTACTAAAACTCTCAGTCGAAGAAGATCCTAGTAATGACCGGAATTCTTTTTATTACGCGAGAGAACTCTACTTCTATAGATACTACGAGGAAGCAGCAAAAGAATTTAAGCGGCACCTAAGCCTACCGTCCGCAACCTGGGCACCGGAAAGGGCAGCATCAATGAGGTATCTGGCCAAGATAGAGCCTGAAGCCAGAGAACACTGGCTAATAAACGCTCATATGACTGCTCCATTGAGAAGAGAAGCATTAGTGGAGCTTGCTCAGCACTTATACTCGGATCAAAGCTGGGCATCCTGCAAGCACTTTGCTGTTAAAGCTCTAGATATAGCGGAAAAACCTATGGACTATCTGTGCGAAGACTTTGCATGGGGCTCTACTCCATGGGACCTAGCGGCAATTGCTTCATATAATCTAGGTGAGTTCGAGGATGCCTATCGTTTTGGAAAAAAGGCAGCTGAATTGGAACCTAACGATGAGCGTCTAGCTAAAAACTTAGAGTTTTACGCCGCTAGTTTTGATCGTTCTTCTTCTTTATAGCGTGGTAGGCGTCTACAGCATTAGCACTAGTTCTGCTCTGCCAAGTAAAACTACAGTTGTCGCATCTAACAATTCTCATTGTGGCCCATCGGCCGCCTTCTGGCCTATCAACCGTGGCAGTCTTTAGATGATCTGTCTTACATCTGCAGCTTGGGCAAAGAGGGAATCGCTTATAGCGCATCTCCTGGCCATCCCAGTTGACAGATAAAGTATTGCGGATCTGGCCAGAGTCCAATCCACCCCAGATACCCCAAATCTGTTTGTTGTCAAGTGCCCATTTAGCGCAGTCGCGCTTTACCGGACAACTATTGCAAAGCTTCTTAGCCTCCCACTGCTGGGCAGGCTTGTTGGCAAAGAAGTTGTCCATCTTGTCAGCGTTTTCTGGCTTAGCGCACTCGGCATCTTCGTGCCATTCTGGTCCATTAGTCCACATATGCAACCTCTACATATGTAGCATCCCAGTCATAGCTCTCGTCATCTAAATCGCAGTATGCAGGGAGATCAACTTCGGAGTCTTCGGCGCAGTATCCAGCATGAGAGATAGAAGCACTATCTATCAGAGAAAAAGATTTTCCGAGAGAGGGTGCAATTCCTTCTCTTTGAATGGCTATTGCTAAGTCTTTACGAAGCTCTTGGTCAGAGTCTAAGTCAAAATGTCCTGTTATATAGAAAACAACAGAATCAGAATGAAGAGTGCGAGGAAAGTCGTCGCCTTCCCAGGTAAGCCACTCAGACTTAGAAACTTTTCTTCTACGCATCTTACGTAGAATTTAACGCATTTAAGAGATAACTTTACCGTAAATTACAAAATTACTGCACTGGCCAGATATAGTCATAAGTTTCTGGCCTGTGACCAGGATCCTCAGCCCATCCAAACTGGCTATACCACTCGTAGTCCTTGCTAAGCAGCGCCATGCGGTGGCTGGCTGCAATAGGACCGAAAGTGGCAGAGTCACGCATCCAGTCAGGAAGCCTGTGGCTGTCCTTAGTGATGCGACCCAGCTTAACGGCCTGATAGTAAGTGGTTAGAGTCTTCTCACCGATAGTGGACTTGTAGCCACGTCGCTGCCACTCAAGGACCATTTTAAGGATGTAGTAGGTAAGGGCACCTTCGTGACCTCGCCACATCTTTACAGCAGGGTGGTTGGACCAACCCTTGGAGATGCGGTCATTGCCCTGAGGGTCCAGCTGGACAAGGTTCATAAGAATCTGCCAGCCCTCTAGAGCTTGCTTATTAAGACGGGCACGGTCAAGAACCTTAGCGGTATCCGCCGAGCCATTTAGCGGTACAAATGTTTGCATAACTACAAAGTAGCAGTTGCTTCTCAGTTTGTCAAGCTAAAAGCCAAAAGGTTTTGCAACACTCTGCTTAACAGAGCCAAAAACTATAATCTGGAAAACTTTAGAGGCTACGGATTCTTCGATCTCGGGAACAGTTTCTGCTTTAGGGTATGAGACCTTAAGCTCTAGAGACACTTTGTCTTCTAGTTCAGATTCGTCAATCCCGAGGAACTCGGAAATCTGCTTAACTGCAGTAGCTTTAGCTTCTTTTAGGTTGGAAGCTACAATCTTTAGCTCAAAACTTGTTCTCATTAGGCTTTCCTAACTCGCTTTTCTAGCTTATATGGAGAATAGTGGACGCCCTTAAGTTCAGGCGACTTTCCATCGGTGCTGTTTACAATGATGTCACCATATCTAACAGCAACCACTACACCCCTACGTCCATTGTGAATGGGGCCAAGTTTGTCAGTATAGGCATCCGCTTTGACGCGAATAACATCACCAACTGTCACCTGACCTGGTTGCAGGTCAATCCAAAAAAAGTCATCTTCGGTCTCATCAATTTTAAGTACGTGACCTAGAGCAAGTTTAGGGAAAACAGTCAAAACTTCTTCCGTCATTTTGTCACTTAGCTCAGGGATCTCGCTCCAAGTTTCTAGAAGCTTAAGAATTGCTTTTCCCGATCCAACTTTAACCTTGGCAGCCTCTAGCTGCTCCATGATCCACTTCTTATCAATTTCTGGCATTATATTCTCTCCTTAGTAGAGTCTATCAGATTATTTTTAAGGCTCTCTAGCGTCTCATCAGCAGTGTAGATTCCTTGCATATAAGAGTCCCGCTGGCGAGCAGCTAAGTGCTGGCGTTCCGCAGGGGACATGTCCTCGACCTGGTACGCGATCATTGACCAGGACGGATCAAACCTCTGAGTTGCAGGCCAATACGTCACCACTGGAGTCTGCGTGTTAAGTGCTTGAATCATCCTATAGTTCCACCATGTGATCATATTTCTCTCCTGAGGAGGGAGCAATAGTCCCATGCTCTCTTTTACAACCTCTAAAGCATAAGAGTCATCAGTCTTTCTTCCTAGCTTAGTTGGAGTTCTAGGAAACACGGTGACCTTGTCTAGAGACTCTACCCAAGAGTTCTTAGGGTTCTCGATAGACCAAAAGTCCTTCCTACCGATTCGGGGAAGTTCGGGCGTGAGAAGTAACGCGTCCAGATTTACAGGTGTAATATCGGATGCATCTACAAACTTTAACGCAGACGCCACTATTTCCTTAGAATTCCAAGGAAGACTCGGATATAAAATTTCTGGCCAAGGCGACACCAACATGTGTGCCGCAGCTCTTTCTAATATAGATGTGTTGGATTTTGCCGCTGAATAGCCTTCTCTTTTTTCGTAAGCTTTGCCCAAGAGCAATCCAGGGTCTCTAGTCACAGCTGAGATGCTGTTTTTGTACTGCCAAACTTGCGGACTATCTACAACAATTTTTAGTTTAGGGGAATCAAACATCAACCCTAAAACATTCATAGCGCCGTACAGTTTATTTGCGCTAAGGGATGTTGGAGGCATTAAGCCAAATATTACTAAATCAAACTTGTCTAAATCCTGGTGTGTCCAGGAAACGTTCGGAGACATCCAAACAACTTCGGCAAAAGTAGAGAGTGCGTCCGATAAAACAGTAAAGAAACTGGTGTTTTCGGGACGCTTACAGTGGTGTGATCCCATTCCAGTAAAAAGAATTCTCATATTAACCTCGCCGTATGTAAATAAGTGGGGCACCCGAAGATGCCCCACTCACTACTATTTAGAACGGAGCGTCTTCCGACCCGATGATCGGGGAAGCAGGCGCTGGAGCTGCAGCAGGAGCTGGAGCAGGTGCTGGAGCAGGAGCTGCAGCTGCGGCCACAGGGGCAGCAAAAGGAGTAGCAGCTGCACCAAGCTGTGAAGCTGAGTAGCGCTGGATCTCATTACCCTGCTTGCCCTGGTAGGTGCGGATAGCTACGCGGCCACGGAAAGCGCGACCCTGTAGTGCCTGCTCTACCTGCGCTGGGCTAGGGTTAGCCAACCAGAACTCCTTGCTTAGGCCAACAGAAGCAGCCTTACCAAAGAAGATGTTCATAGCGGTTTCGTTGTCTGTGGAGACAACCCACTGGTCCCATACACGACGCTTAGCGTGTGGTCCGCCCTGAACTTCGGTAGTAAGCTTGAACATCAACTTACCGGTGCTGGTTGTGGTGGCAGTTGCCTCCACTACCTTAAGCTCGTAGTCACCCTCTGGGAGTGGCTCGTAGTTTGTGGTTGCAGCTGCATCTCCAGCCTTCTGGACTAGCTCTGCGAAATTGACCGTGGTCATAGGGGTTAACCTTCCTTGTTAGTTGTTTTTGTTGTTGCAGCCTTCTTTTCTCCGAAGACTATGTCGAGCATGCGTTCTACTCCGAGGTCGCCCTGCTCTACTACTTTACCTAGACGTCCCTGGACGCGCTCGCCTGCCTCGTACTCAGGGGTACGCTCGACATACATGCGACGAACCTTGAAAGGTGCCTGAAGTGGATCCGGATTTGGCATTGTCTCCACTGTAATAGCGCCTAGGATGTCGTAGAAATACGGGGCCTGAATTGCTAGCTGACCCTGTAGGTAAGGACGGTATACGCCATCCTGACCCTTACGAGCCATAGCAGTCAGTACTACAGCCTCAAGAGGCTGAGTTGGGTGCATTGTTAGGTCACGAAGGTCACGAAGTAGTGCACCCATGTGGCGAAGTAGCTCGCCCCACTGCTGCATCTTCATCTGCTCTGTGCCTGCGATGTTGTCCATGCACTTGACCTGCAACTCAGAGATTGAGTCAATGATCAAGGACTTGAACTGGTGCTTCCCAGACTGAAGCCACTGGAACGTCTTCATAACGACGTCGTACTCGCGGACCTGGACCACAACAGTGTCCCAGGTGCCGTCAGCCAGTGGTGGCTCTTCGGTCATGGGGTCCCAATACTTAACGTTGATAGGTAGGAACCTGTGTCCACCTTCAACATCAAGCATTAGGCGTGGGTATGGTGCTGTTACAGCAAAGCTGGACTTTCCAACCTTTGATTCGCCATAAACCATAATTGTTAAACTGCGATCAACTGCGTTAGCCATTACTCACTTCCCTTCTCTTCTTTGATTCCGTAGTAACCGTATGGGTCGGATGACACAAACGCATCGCTCAGAGCGGCCTCTGCTGCCGAGCCGTCGTCAAACAGCGGGCAGATAGCGAAGAACTGGCACTTCCACTTACAGTCTTTGCTTGGCTTTGGGTAGACGTGCTTAAAGTGGCTCTCTCCTTCATCCAACGCGTCACGGACGCGAAGCATGTCCTCGAGGGTGCCTTCTAGCTGTTCTAGAAAGGCACGAAGTGCAAACCTATTGTGACGAACCTCGATCTGGTCGTAGAATGGTGGCTTAGCATAAGCACCGCGCTTCACCTTACGAAGCATTGTGAAGATAGCACCGTCAGTGCGAGTACCATCCTCGGTGTCCTGGACTTCATCCAAAAGCATGTAAGTCTTTACCTGCTCGTTCATGTGAGCCATAGCCCCGAAATCGGCGAAAGACCCACCAACAGTCTTGAAGTCACGGATCATACGAGCGCCGTCAATCTTACGGCGGACACGCATGTCAATCTTGCCCTGAAGAATAACCTTACCGTCCATCATCGGACGCTCAAGAATTTCTTCAGTAGAGATTAGCTCAAGCTCAGCGTCAATGCCTTCGTGCTCTACCCACTCAAGGTAGCCCTCAAGCATGATTCGGCCTAGGTCAGCATCAGCCTCCAGCCCAGAAGTATCTCTATACTCGTCATTGAGCTTCTTCATGTCTTCCTTGACTAGGTCAGCGTGAGCCTCTAGTAGGTCCTGCCCGGTCGAGTAGTGCCTATCTAGGGCTTCGTGAATCCTAGAACCTAGAGCTAGCGCTCCGGTAAATTCTGTGACCTTAGGGCGGAGCCTACGGTAATATGTGAGCCACCATCTGCGACGGCAGTCCTTAAACGTCTGGATCTCCGAGTTGGAAATCCTAACTGGCTCTGACATTAGAGCTCCTTCTTGTTGTCATTTAGCATCTTTAGTAGCTGGTTCTTGTCGCGTACAACCTGCTCGAAGTTTTCAGCCTTACCATCTAGAGCTTCAATAACACGCTCTTCAATGGTGCCCTCGGTCACATAGTCAGTAATGAGAATCGAATCGTGAATCTCAGAGCCAATTCTGTGAACTCGGTCCAGGGCCTGCTTGTAGTCAACAAGGGACCATGGTCTCTGTAGCATAACAAGTCTTCTTGCAGTTGTCAAGGTAACCCCAACACCACCAGCCTGAGCAGTGAAAAGAATCCACTTGGTACGTCCAGCCTGGAAGTCGTCAATAGCTTTCTGACGCTCGTCACCAGACTGAGCACCAGTGATTAGACCGTGAGGAATCTTCTCTTTAGTGAGCCTAGCGCTGAGGATATCAATTAACTGACGCGACACGGCACAAACTGCAACCGAGTCATCGCCAAAGTCACCATTTTCGATGTCATCCATAAGTGCATCTACCTTACAAGAAGGGTCTGACAATAACATCTTTTCCTTGCCGTCCACAAGCTCCATAGTCCCATAAGAACTTGCAAACTGCAACAGCCTCATGGTCTGAGTTAGTGGGTTAGGTGCAACAACAATTTCTGTTTCGCCCTGCTCATATGCCTCCAAGAATCTATCTTCTGGAGTCTTATCTAGCTCAGCAATCATGTTCTCAAGCATCTGCTTGTAGGCCTTAGCCTGCTTCGCACCCATCTCGACGTCCCTACGGTCATTGATGACCTCTGGTAGCCACGGGAGTACTCGCTGCTTCAACATACGACGCATACGTGGGTGGATGCCAGCATAGAATTCAGATTCCATAGCAGGCTTGAGACCAAGAATCATCAGACCGCCAAAGGCATTCATCATCGTATTGACGTAGCGGTCTAGCCACTTAGTCTTGCTTGGCCACTCCTTTTCATCCAACCAATGCAGGATAGGCCAAAGGTCAACAACAGTGTTGGCAATCGGAGTTCCGGTCAGAGCAAACCTGATGTCTGCTGTGCCAGAAGCTGCCCAAAGAGCACGAGTCTGCTTAGATTTCGGGTCCTTAGAGCGGTGGATCTCGTCAGCAATTACAGCCTTGAACGGGATCTCGTTTAGTTCGCGCTTGTGGACTTCGCAGCGAGCAACCGTAATCTTGGAATCGTGACCACCGCATTCTGGGCAGCGAGCCAAAGCAATGCTCCCGTAAGACTGGAGTCTTGAGTGTGACCTGATTGACTCCCAGTTAATAACATAGACCTGAGCCTGATCCTCAAACGCCTTGCGCCTCTGAGTGGCAGAACCCTTAATGACCTGAACGTTGATTCCTGGCCACCATCTATCAAACTCACGCTCCCAGTTGCTCTTAAGAGTGTTCGGGCAGACAATTAGCGCAGGGAAAACTTCTTCTCCCTGGTCCTGTAGACGCTTCAGCGAACGGATCGCCTGAGCAGTCTTACCTAGACCCGGCTCGTCTGCGAGCAATGCGCGTCTGGCTTTAGCTAAGAATGCTACTCCAGCTCTCTGGTGAGGGAACAAATCTTCATCGCCCTCCTCAGACATCTCTACGTCACGTAGAAAGTTGGCAGGGTCAATCCTATTAGACTTCTCGTTTCTAGCCCATTCGGCCAGCGCTGGACCGATCTGCAGCTGTTCGCCAAAAGTTGAACGCAGGGACAGACAGCCAGTCCAAGAGACAGGGATACGCCAGACGTTCTTATCGGCATCCCACTTAGAGCCAGGCAGAGATCGGCACACCTCTTTTAGTCGCCACTCAGCACTAATAATGATGTGCTGGTTCTCTAGTTCTACAAAAACACCCAATTGGGTCTCCATTCGTCGCTACGTCTACTATATTATCAGAAAAAATGTTTGTCTACAACTTTTTTTGATAATAACTTAATCTTTTAGTAATCCTACAGGCTTCCAGCCACTTTTTACAAGTTTTAGTAGGGCGTGTCGTATTGAATCTAGTGCGTGTCCACCGCCACCAACGTGCCAATATGAAAGCTTCTTTAGCTTTTTGTTGTCAAACATAGACATCGCGTCAGCTGGAGCCTGGAAGAATATGTCATCCATCGGACGCCCATTGTCTAGGAGGCATTGCTTGAGAATGCCGATAACTTCTAGGGAGTACGGAGCCTGAGAGTTCCGAACAGTCTGAGCATTAATGATGAATCTTTCGCAGACAACATCTAGGTTGTAACGCACCTCTGGAGCCCACAGAATGCTTCGTACAGCCTCTGCAACTTCATGCTGCTCTAGCTCCCCAGACCACTCTAAAGTTGGTTCAGAACCAGCCTGGTAGCTAAATAAGCACATTCCAGTGAGCTTCCCAGGGTCGACAGCTAAAACATATTTAAGCATATTTACTGCCCCAGTTCTCTAGTGGACCATCTACGTCAGCAGTCAGCGGAACAGCCCAGCCATCTGTGGTAGTCATGCATTTGCGAACAAGCTGCTTAATTTCTTCAGCATCCTTGCGCGGGGCATTAAGAACAATTTCATCGTGCACAGGCACAATAAGTAAGTCAGTGAGGTCAGCCTGGTCTAGCTTAACCAGATTTGACTTAAACACCTCGGCGGCTCCACCCTGGATTAGGTAGTTGACCAAGGTATATACGCGGTCCTCGTCACAAGGGATACGACGCCCAGTCCAAGTATTGACATAGCCCTGCCCCTCGAGTTCTAGCCTCTGGGTTCCTCGCTGCTCTACAGCTTTCTGGAACATCTGCATGCCAGGGTATCGCTCGTCGAAAGCGTTAGATACAGCACGCATCTGCTCTTCTGGTACGCCAGCAGTGATTGCCTGCTTAGCTACACCAGCACCATATAGACGCCCATACACAACGCCCTTAATTAGAGCACGACGCTTGTCAGATTTCTGCATGGTTGGGTCATTGTAAACTTCTCGACCAATTTCGGTGAACGGGTCCGACCCAGTTGCGTCAGAGCGCAGGAATAGCTGAATCAAGTTCGGGTCCTGAGATAGCGACGAGAACATACGGAACTCAACCTGGTCAAGGTCGGAAGTTACGATTACGTGGTCGTCGTCTTTCGGAAGGAATGCGCGGCGCACCGTGTCATCGCCCTTCGGTAGAGTCTGTAGCGCAGGATTCTGGATGGACATGCGGCCTGTACGCGCGCCCATTGTGTTGATAGACGGGTGCACAAATCCGTCAGTGTTGTCGTTAATGAAGTTGGCAAAGTATGTGTTAGCAACTTTTAGAGACTGTCTGTAGGACAATGTTGTTTCCGCAAGCTGCTTCACTTCAGGGCTACCATCACGAACAAGCATCTTTAGCTGATCCTTCGATGCAGACTTCTGGCCCTTTTCGGTTTTCTCAGTGATCTCTGCCCCAAGCTTTTCGAAGAGCGCTACCAACTGCTGGTTACTGCCAATACCTAATCCATAGTTCGTCTTTGCCCATTTAGCTACCTGGTCTGTATAGGAAAGAAGTTCTTCGTACTTTTTCTTTGAATACTCTAAATCAAGACGCGCCCCATTGAGTTCCATCTTGGTTGCGATACGTCTGGTATTCATCTCTAGCTCGTAGGCCATGCTGTATGGCTTACCAGGAGCAGTGCTCTCCCAAAAATTCTCAAAGAGCTTCATGGTCAGAACAGGGTCTAGTGCACCATAAGACCAGTAAGGTTCAAAGTTGATCGGCACAGACCCCCAGGTCCAACCATTCTCAGTCAACCCCTGATCTAGGATGCTTTGGAGTGCAGCTGCTCTAGGATCTACGTGGACCCTAGTCAGCTCTTTAAGAGCCGCACTTTCTAGAGGATTAATGATTTTGGACATAATCATGGTGTCATGCGCTCGGTGCCAAGGCATTTTCCAGTCCGAGTGAATCTCAAACCATTTAGCTTCGAAAGCAATATTGTGGCAGACAAGCGGGCCATCGAACTTATTCATGGCCTCGTAAAAGACGCCCTTCCAGTCATCCCAAGGGATTGACCAGCCGGTTCTAGCGTCGCCTACCTGAACTAGCCTGAGGCATCCATGCCAGGGGGAGAGTGCGTCTTTTTTGTGTCTTCCTGGAAGCTCTCCAGTTTCGGTGTCGATAGCTAGAGCATTTAGAGGTCTGCGTTCACCAAGCCATGTCATAAACTGATTGGCTTTTTCGACATTGTCTACCAGGTGGAGAGAGACTCCCTCTAGGCCACTTGTCATTTATTGTCTTTCGTTAAGGAACTATTTCAAGAGTATACACACCAGCGATACCGATGTCAACTCTAGACGCATCCTTAAGAAGTCTCTGAGCCACGCTAGTTAAATACCTAGCACCATTATTGTCATATTTATGTAACGCTTCCAACACAGCCTCGGGGCGGTCACTTACTTGCGCCCAGTATCTATATTTTTCAGGAAATATAAGATCTAGAGTCTCGTCCGGGTTGCACTCTTCGCAAGGAGTTGCAGCCGAAGATAGATGAGATGTGGACGCCTCTTTTAGCCCATATCGGGAGACTAAGGAGCATGCAGCACCATGATAGATTAGCGACACGCCGACACGGGACAGAATATAAGAGCCTGATTCTGTTTTATATAGCTCGAATTCAATCCAACGATAAGCCCCTCTACGCTCCGAGGTGGACTTAGCTAACAGAACACCGTTAAATTGTAGGGTTCTGTCGCCGTCTTTTACTTCTAGCAATTTAGTCTTCTTTTTTAAGCTCTGCCGCCTGCTGTTCTGCTTTAATAGCCCTTTGACGTTCGAAGGTAACTAAAGCTTCTAGCTCGGTTATGGTGACTAGTGCATTTGCAAGTCGCTCTCTAGTTACTAGCACTAGATTTCTTAGATATTCAGGGTCATTTTGTATTTCGTTATTCATAACTACTACCTTACTACACTAGGTTTTGTTTGATTTTAGGAAGAAAGTCTACTTTCAAGGTCATCAATCTTGTCAGATAGCTGCTGAACTGCCCTGATAAGCGGAGCAACAAAAGATATGTATTCCACGCTAAAGTACGTTTCGCCGTCGTCAGCAGGGTCCATCTCGTTTACAACATGGTCTCTATCATCAAACAGTTCTCGCACTTCCTGAGCGATAAGACCGTAATTTACCGGGCCATCTGGTTCTGATTTGTACGTAAACTTGACCGGGCGAAGCCTCTTAATAATATCTAAACTATCAGCTAGCGCCTCGATGTTTTCCTTAAGTCGAAGATCAGAAGGGGTGGGGCCAAAAAATCCAGTCGTGGCAAATCTACCTACAGCCGCTACAGTCCCCAGGGAAGAGAACTGGTTCTGTCCCAGACGACCCGCAGCAAGAATACTAGACGTTCCGGAAGTAGACAAGTTTCCATCAAAAACTGTAGACACCGATCCAATTGACATAGAGGCTGTACCACTACCCGTAAAATCAAAAGTTCCCGTGCCAGAGAGCCCGCCTTGAATTCTACCAGCCTCAGCACCAGTCGGATCAAAAAATACGACCGAGTTCGAGGTAGAGCTGATTAGAACCCTTTTACCTGTTAGCGAAGTTCTAAAAGTGCCTCCCGAGAAAGAACCACCATTGATGTTTCCCGTCACCTCTAGAGTGCCGCTCAGGGTGCCATCATTTATAAAGATATCATCGCCGTAGAAGTCTCCGTCTTTGGTCAACCTAAAACTGGTCGATCCGTTCAACCTAAATGCAGCAATTCTGTCTTTTGTTATGCTGATTTTTGGATTGCTATTGTCATTTTCGGGAAACGCGGAAAGCCTTATCTCTCTACCAGAGATAAGATACGCTGTTAATGTATTTACACCGATTCGATCAGCATCAATACTGCCAGTGGTAATCTTTCCACCATTAATTGTGGTCGTGTTGGCTGGGTTATTGATATCTGCAGCCGCGCCGCCAGTTGGAATGTAGCCGGATAGTCCACTAGTAATTGTTAGGGAGCCGCCGTTAATTACTACTGCTCCTGTAGTAGCATCTACACTAAATGTTGGCGTCGGAGATGATCCGTTATAGGCAAACAATCCGCCATTATTCATCTTTATACCGGTGTTTGCCTGAGAGGTAGTTTGTATTGTTCCACCAGTAATCGTGGAAGAGGTCAACGTGCCTCCAACAATGAGCACGTTTCCGGTCTGGGATTGCAGTTCAAAGCTGTAGTTGGTAGGAGAGCCAGTGGAGTAGGCAGTAATTCCAGACGCCTTTATTTCTACTCTTCGAGTAGATAGAGGCTCCTGAGCAATGATGCTACCACCACGAACAATTTCGGCTGTTACAAAACCAGCTTCAAGATTATTGGTCGTAATAGATCCGGCGACAATGTCCGGACCCACGACGCCCTGAACTTTAATACCAGGAGATTCAGCAGAGGGGTCAGACTTTACCAGTTCGGTGGAACTAATCTGACGGACAAACACTATCTTGTAGTAGTAAGTAGTGATGTTATCAAAGAGTCTTCCGGTGAGCACTGCATAGTTTCCACCGCTACTAACTGGAATAACCTGAACAAGGGTTGCATCCGAAGGTGTAAACCCAGGACTCGTGGATTCATGGATTTCTACAGCAAGAACGCCTGCTGCTGGTAGATTCCCCGCCGAGTCTAGGCCAGACCAATCTACAGTTATTGTCCCCAACTTGGACGTTACGGTAGGCGCTTCGGGAGGATTAAGTACTTCGGAGTACTTGGCGGTAAGGACTTCAACAGTGGCCTCTGTAGAGCGCTGAACCATAATGTCTACGGCATATACGCTGATTGTGTATGTAAAATTTTGTTGAATAAGTTGATCTTTTATCTGATGCGTAACAGTAGAAGATCCAGGGTCTCTAACAAATTCATACTTATATTTAGTTTCAGCAGCTCGTTTGTAGTATACCTCGTAGCCGGCTAGAACTCCCGAAATAGGGGAGCCATCTGACCTAGTTGTGGGGGCAGTCCATGTCAAATCTATTACGGGAGAAGTTTCGCCTTCAGGTAGCGTGCTTGTTCCAGATAGATCAGTTACAGGGGACGGGGCTACTCCATCTTGAGTCGCGGCCACGTCTCCAATCGGATCTGCTGTGTCGTACCAGCGGTATTCTTTCCACACATAAACTTTTGCAGGTGAGACGCTAGTGTCATTCCAGATGGTGCCGTCTTCAACATACTCATGAGCTACCGGGTAGACGTACTTAGTGCCCAGCCCTGAGCCAGAGAGCGATATTGGAGATGTAAGGGGGGTCTCTAACTCATATTCGATGGTGTTGCTGTCAACAACAGTAGAAACCTTAAAGAGACCGTCTCGTCCATACAAAGCGCCCTCTAGATCTACCGAAATTACATCGCCTTCTCTAAAAACATGAGTCGAGTTGAAATTAACAGTGACCGTAGACCCGGTGGCAGAGACAGAGTCGATTCGTCTAGTAGTGATTAATTCCCTACCACTAGTAGTCGAGTAGGTGATAGGAACTTCAATATCAGGGTTAAACCAAATAGTGTGGGTAACTGTCTGGCCGTTGTTCCCCGTGTCAGGGGTGTCTCTCCAGTCTTGGTTGGCACGTGCCCCATCATTCCACGGCGGAGTATCAACCGCGTATACAGCATATTTAGCAGGTGACATCTCTTCCCAGGTATCTGTGCTGGTTCCGTTGATTCCCTGAATCTGTACGAATGCCCCCTGAGCAATTTTCGGATCTTCTCCGAAATAAAGCTCCATACGCGGAGTGTTTCCAGTAACTTTGCTGCCGTAGATAAAAGCTTTTATGACTCTTTTATATAGATATAGAGGAGTAGGGCTACTGATACCAGGAGCACTACCAGCATCGTCATTACCAGACGGTGTGATGGATGATACGGATGAACCAGTCGTTGTGCCCCTGGCTTGTAAAGTTTCAATATTTAACTTAACGTCACTTAGGACACCAGTTAAACTTGTCGGACGCCTTAGCCCCGCCATGACTCACCTCCGGTTATGTCGATACTTGGTTCAGTCACGAGTTCCAACGTGACTTCTTCGGGCAAAATAGGGTTTGTAGAGAGCTGTACCTGGACAGAAGCTATTTTTCTAAGCAAAACATTTCTAGATGTGTCTCCCTTATTTTCATAGTAGCTAGCAAGTCGCTGACTAACAAAAGGGTCATCGATTGAGACTACGCACCAGTCGCCAGGCTTATAGTCACTCACCTGAGGTGTAATAGCTCCATTAACGGTGATTGCAAATGCACTGATAGGCAGCTGAGCCTGAGAAATAAGCTTATCTGCTACAGACTTCAATGCTTTATTTGTAGATATCTTATCTTTAGAGATTTTTACGTCAAAAATTGGCCAGCGTCGTCCTTCAGCGCTGTCTGGAGATAGAAACTCGTGATCTGCTCTAACAGCATATGGCTGAGATGCATCAGAAGAAACATCTTCGACTCTTCCCTGAACCCAAGCTCTAGTTCCGCCGCCTTGAATAGTCTCGACTAGGGTGACCGAGCTTATGTTTCCAGGGTACTCAAACGCCAGTCGATCTGCATTGAAGTATGAGACTTTAGCTAGCTCATCCTCAGGGAGAACTCCACCAGGAAGATCGGCAATAGCAGCAGTAACAGACTTAGGCTTGAGAGGTAAGAATACGAATTGTTTGCTGAAAGTATTGCTTTCCGCATCATATGAGCAATCTATTCTGTAATCAAACCCCACAACATCCGTGGCATAACTATCTAGGATTTCTTTAAAAGTTTTTAGTTCGTATCCTCTAATCGGATCTATGTACGATATCTTCCCATCAACCTCGGAGTCGGCAGCAAACTCAATGCCGATGTCGGCATTTTGGCCAAAAGATCCAGCAGAATATGCTTCAACTATAGGTAGCCTAGTGACTTTTGCTCCGCTACCAGCAGGGGCATACTTTACATTTTTTCCATTGCTAAGAATCTGAAAATTACGCAGCGGGTTAGTGTCTGGATTGCTTGTTCCAATGTTATTTACGTAATATTCGAGAGTAGAGTCCAAAGCAACTTCTAAGCCTTCGACCCTCACGATGTCGCCAGCCGCAAGTCCATGATTAGTGGCTGTAGTTACGGTTACAACATTATTAGCCCTCTGCCAGTGTGTGATAGTCACATCGCTTGTAGTAACGGCAGTGTTTGCTACGTTTGCTCCAGTAAATGCATAAGTGAAGGATCTGTCGTCAATTACACTGAGAACTTTTGTTTTAGACGTGCTAAATCCTGGCAAGTCTCTGATTGCAACAATTTGCCCTGGCACAAGGTAGTGAGGGGAATCCTCTTCCGCCACCGTGACAGTTGCAACGTTATTGGACCTGCTGTAGCTAGTAATCTCCATTCTAGCCAACTCTGCAGGGGCAATGAATTGATTTGCAATGTTGATATTTTGTAGGTCATTAACAAAGTGATCTGAAAGCAAATCTTCTATAAAGTCATCAGTTTTTTGCTTTAGTCGCACATACGCTAGCTCTGAGGAAACGGTAGTTTCTTTCATAGGCTGCAAATTCTTTTTTCCAGTTGCTCTGTAGTATGCGGCAAAATGAAAGCTGGTTGTCGTTATGCCAAACGTGGAGTTGTTTGGGGCAGTGGAGTCGAGAACCTTAAACTGACCTGCATACTCTACAAGCTCGGAACCGAAATATAGGTATACCCAGGTATTAGCGGCAATCCCCGTAGGAAGAGTGTCGGTACCGGTAAGTGTGACCTTTCCAATCATTCTTCCAGAAACATTCGGGTCTTCGAAGATAGAAATATTGCAGGCTTTGTCTAGGGAATATGTCTTCCACAGGAAACGGCGATCCAAGTAGCTAATAAAATCATCAGCAGTGATATCTAAGATTTTCTCTTTAATGTTGTAACTTCTTGTTGAGATTATGCCACCCCAAACGCACTCGCCGTTTCTAAGCACGTAGATGGATGTCTTTCCTGGAAGAGTGGTGTTGTAGATGTCGTACGCGGTCGTCGCGCTGGTAATTGGTAGCGATCCATTAAAAGTCCCAGCAGCGTTGAGCACGTTTGTATATGAAACGTCAACTAAAGGAAGTTCAGCCAAAACCTGGTCACTCATAGTGTCAACAACGATATACCTGTAGTTAGTAGATAACTGACTACCAGGTAATTCCTGAGTGATTATTGGTGACATCTTTTGTCCTTTATTTCGTCATTAATACTAAAATTTTACACTAACCAATCCACCCTGAGCGGTAATACAAAGTGCAAGTAGGAGAAGTTCCTGTAGCTTGAAACTTGACTGTATTAGTGCCTGGGTAGATATAGATCCAGTCAACCAAAGTGCTTGCGTATGATCTGGCAAGCTCCGGATCACCGCCGTTAACCGTTCTCAGCATGCTGCGGTTGTATGTATCAATCTGAAGAGTTCCAGTCCAGTCTTTAGTGATTCCACCGATAGTGTCAGTTTTACTGGAATTAGTAAAAGGGGACGTATATGTGTTTGTCAGAGAGCCACTGGTTATAGTTCCGCCAAGTTGAAAAATAACTGGAGTTCTTGTGTTGCCAGAGTTTGTCACAGTTACTCCAGTAGACCCTTGCGTTACAGAAATTTCCCTATATGTGTCTGCCAGGTATTCATATTTAATAGGGTCTGGAGCCTTTAGCTGGATAGAAAAGTCCATGCGCCCTCTAGGATTTACGCTCCTAATTATTGGTCTACCGCTAAGACGCACAAAAGCAGTTTTAGCTGTGCCTGGCTCATTTACCTTTAAAATTGCACCTTTGTACACCAAGTCAGTTGCCTCAATTAGAGTTTGTCTTGCTGCTGCAGCCAACGACGGGTCTGGGGGAAGAATAGATCCAGTCAGAGTAATGATTCGAGACTGGTACCTACCGTCTGCGTCATAGGAACCGTCGCCCCAGCCTCGAGTAAGGTCAGGAAATTGATTCTCTGGCGCTCCCCACCACCCCTCTATGTCAGAGATAACCCAAATGACATTGTTACTATCAATTTTGTTAAAAACTAAACTTCCAAGCGAAATATCTTGTTCTAGTTTTAGTCCGCTTAGGTAGGGAGTTGGTTGTCTAGTGAGGGAAAGATTGACTTTCTTATTTTCCAGCCCTTGGGCGGTCGGGTCTAGATTAACATTTTCGTAGTAAGGGGACATTATCTTACAACTCCACTTCTAAGTTCAAAGGCAATCTTTCTCGAGACCTCATTGACAAGCTCTGAAGTGTTCATTCCAGGAGCAGCATTTACTGTCATATTTATGACAGGTCCTGGTTGACCGCCATTGGCAAGTTTTGCTCCGCCAATTCCCTCTGAATTAATCGCTCTCAATAGCGGCAAATACTTTTCAGTCGAGGCTGCATTAACTACGAACTCGCCGTTTGAGAGCATAGCAGGGATCATGTCGGATCTAGGGCCGCCCGGACCGTAAACCTCTCCACCGTCATAGAATCCTCTGATTAGTCCGCCGTCTTTCTTTTTAGTTCCAGCAGGCAACCAGGGGATACCAGACCCCTTCCAGGTTTTAGGGTCAGTCATAAACGTAGGCAATGTTGGTGTTTTCCCTGAAACTGCAGCATCCCATGTCTCTTTTGCTTTTGTGGCTGCCGCTTCAGCTTCTGCCTTAGTTAGCTCCTTGACTTTAATCTTGATATCATAGTCAGTGCCGACAAGCTGGTCTGCTAACTTTTCTGCCTCTGTTTTTGATGCACCAAATGCTTCTGCACCCTTTATAGTTTCGTCTCGAAGCTTTAATAGGGCAGCTTCTAGTTCTGGACCACTACCAGTCAACTCAAAGTTAGCATTAGCAGCATCTAAGCCTGATCGAACAAGACCGTCCAAAGCCTCTTGATTGGATCTACCTGCTTCAGTGGTTATGTCTAGGGTCTTACCATTTTTCTTCAAAGCAGCACGGAGATCGTCTAGCGATGCCTCAAACTGGCGCTCTGCAGAATTGACGTCTAGTTGAACTTTACCAAAATTGAAGATCGAATCTTCGAGTCTTTGAACTTCATTTCTAGCTTTAGTAGCTGCTTCGCTAACGCCATTGACGCCTCCAGCTAGAAGCTTAGCTCCGGTTTCTCCCTCACCAAAAGCAATATTCATTGCTTCTTGCTCATCTACATATACACCAACCGCGCCACCAGCATCCATAATTGCGTTCTTGAAGTCATCGCCCATTAGGTTGTATAGGTCTTTGCCCTGCGCCTCATTGAGGCCCATTCCGTCGCGGAGTTCTTTGAACTTTTGGATAGCTAGAGGTAGGTTTGTCTGGGCAACAGTAGCTAGGGTTGTGCCAATATTTTTAAAGCCCTGCTCTGCAGCTTTACGGGTACTGTCGTTCATATCATTGATGGCATTGACGCCATCGCTTGATGCTCCATTTATACCCTCAAGAAGAAGCTTAAACGTATCACCGTCGGTTAGGGCATCTTGGAGAGTAAACCTTAAGTTTTCAGTTGCTGCATCGAAGTCGTTTAGAGATTCTCCATTGATGGTTTTAATAATCTCGAACTGGCCGTTAACATCTCCGAACGCGGTGGCCAGTAGTTGGATTCCGTCAACGTCTGACGCTGCTCCCACCCTAAGCAGGGCATCCTGAGCACCAAGGGCCTCAATCTTGACTCTGGTGGCTTCATCACTAATAGCCTTTAGTCCAGCGTATACTGCTGTACCAACTCCAACTGCTATACCTACAGGACCTAGGAATCTAGTAAACGCGGCCTGAAGAGCGGCTCCTGTTGTTGCAGCCATTACACCAGTAGAAACTAGAGCAGTCTGTATAGGAACAAATGCACCAGCTATGATCTTGAGCGAGAATAGCGCGATAGTCTTTAGAGTTTGAAGCGCCAAGCCAAAAGCTACTATTTGACCGATGGTGTTTACAATGTTTCTTATTGTCTCGTTCTCTAAGATATCTGCGAGTAGTTTTGCAAAATCATTTAGCGTTCCGAAGAATACTTTGATTGCACCCGAATCCGCCAAAGAAGCAAGAATTTTAGTCAAGTTAGCCAATAGCTCTGCAAAAATTGGACCGGCTTCTGCTCCAGATTCGATTATTTGACCTAAAGCAGGCCCGCCCTGAGCTAGAGCGTCAAAAGTCTCTTTAACGTTTCTATTCGCTCCTAGCTGAGCAAAAGCTTTTATGACTGGCTTAAATGCTGTCAAAATTGCTCTAGTGTTTACAGCTGCAGATAGTAGGAAAGCGTTAAATTCTGACTCCCCTACGCGTTCTTGTAGGGTCTTCCACCCGGCTGTAGCCTGTCTTAGCCAGCTAAGCAGATACGCGCCTCCGCTAACACCACTAGGACTGAAGTTGTCCTCGATAAGGTCACCTATGAACCCAAAAACATTGCCAAAGATGTCACCTAGCTCTGACATCAAGCTTGCGGCTCTATCAAAAAATACTTCTAATTCTCCAGTAGCCTGCTTAGCATTTAAGAACTCTGCAAAGCCGCCTGCTTTATTGCTCAGGAAGTCTAGGAATCTCTGGGTGGATGCATTTGATGCTGTTGTTATGCTCAAGAACGAGTCGTAGACAGACCCTAAAATCTCCCCGAACTTAGCTATAGTGATGCCAGCATTGTCGAAGACCCGAGACAGTTTTCCTAAATTACCTGGCTGAGTCAGCGAGTCAAAAAACTTGGTTACTGATTCTCCAAGCGCCCCGCTTATGATACCTAGCCCGCGCTCTATCACGCTAAAGAAGGACCCTACCCCATTCTCGTTGGTCAGCAGTCTAGTAATTTGTTGCTGTAGTACTGGCAAGAACCCGTTAGCTGCAGCAGCCTTGAGTTTCTTTAGTTCGCCTTGGATTGAAACAAGGAACTTGGCAAATTCTTTCTGGGAAGGAAGCAGGCCAGCATAAGGATCGGTACCCCCGCCGCCACCATTGCCGCCAGATTGCGCTCGTTTTAGTTCATCAGCTAGATCTTTTCGCCTATCTATGGCTTTACGAAGCGCTAGATCGGCCTCTCTGGCATCTAGCTCTGCCTCTCTACGAGCTCTCGATGCTACTGGAAGGTCTTGAACTCTAAGTAGGTTTTCCCTGGCTCTTTCAAGATTGATTCCAGCTCGTTCGACACTTAGAGCAGCCTCTTCTTGGTCAAACTTTAATTGTTGTAGTTCTTCGTTTATCTCTCTAAGAGATTTGCCATAGCCAGTTCCTGCCTTTGTTGCTTGTTGGACAGCCTGTCCAACTCCCCCGAGGGCAAGTTTAGCCGTAGTCAGCCCTAGAGGAAGGGCAACGATAATTCCTGATAGAGATGCAAGTGACGCAGCAGCTCCACCAGCAGCTCCAACTATAGATCCTAGGCTAGAGACAAGAGAGGATCCGGCTGCTGCAATAGAGCCAATGGCTGTTTGCAGTAGGAATCCGCTTTTTTGTAGCCTTTGCCAAGCTCTCCTGGCCCCGTCCGCTTCTCTGGCAAAGTCATTCTTAAATGTCTTTTGAATTTGCTTGCCAGCATCATTAATGACACCATCAACACCGCTAAAGCCGCGCTTAATGTCATCTTTGACCTGGGTAGTTATGGCGCGAACAATAATGTGCGCTTCACCAACTACTGCCATAACTACCTCCTATCTGTGGTTACTTATCCAATTGGAGCGTCTAAGACGGCACCAAACGGGTTAGCGGAGTCTGGGTCAATTTCTGTAGGCGGAATGTATGGCTTTATGGCCGTACCATCCTCCGAAGTTTCTCCCGTGTCTGCGTCAGAGATGCCATACAAATACTCCTGTTCATAGAAGTTTTCGTAGAATCTCTTACGCATCTTTGTTCTAGCAACTGCTTGTTCTGGAGTTGCGTAGTTAGAATCTTCTTCAAAGAAATAGTGAATGACGTCTAAAAAGTCTTTTGCATCAAGACTTGACAAATCTACGCCGCTCACTATTGCCTTTCCGTTTATGTAATGCCAGAGGTCTACTGCCCAGGTGAGGAGTCCTCTGGCTGCTTTTCCGGGCGGTTGGTGTACTCGACCATCAGCCATGTAACAATTTCACTTAGGGTTTCCACTAAGACAATTCGATTCTTGTCTTCTAGAAGCGCGTTAAATCGTTCATAGCTTTCGTCTGTAAGAACGTGATTGAAAAATTCGGTAATCATCTTTAAAGAAGATGAGTTGTCTTCGTCGTCCGAGGCACTTGCTACAAGGTTAATTAAAAACTTTCCTTGAATCGCAGGTAAGCAGAAAAATTCTTCTCCGTGAAGCTTGAATGACACTGGCTCTAAGGAGCTAATGTCCTTACCAGCGCCAAAATCTTTAAATCTTGCCATCTTGTTTAGTCTTTCTTGTATGTATGTATGTCTTCTAGGCGGAATGCCCAATAAAATTATACCAAGATATAGACGGAACTAGTATGGTCGACTAGCGGTCGAAGTACCTAAGCTGATCTCTAAGGTACGCGTTAGGTCTGGTGCCAGGATGATTAACTTCTGGAACGCGAATTACTCGGCCTTTAAAAGATTTGGTTCCACCAAAAACTAAAACACCCCCAGGCTCTGCCTTTATGGTGCGAGGCTTAGTTCCCTCGTGGTGGTCGTATGCGTATGGAACTTTGGACCCTATCCAAATGTATTGACCGGTGTAGTTTCCAAGATGTCTCTTATGGATGGATCTTTGAAGTCTGCCTGTCTTATACCCAACTTGGCGTTTTGCCGCTCTAACTGCGATATCAGATCGTTTTTCTAGATATCGCCAAAGACTACCTTTATTTGTGTTTAACTCTGCCAGCAAAGCCGAGTCATAGATTTTTACACCTCTAAATGAGTACTGTATGGTGGTGCTAGTCGTCGTGTACCTGCTAGAACGGAAAGATCCTACTCGAGCCGCTCCTCTAGTCCCTCTAAGCCCTTTCTGAGCAGCATACAAAATTGCACTATCGTGGACTAACCCATAGAGAGGCATTTTATGGCACCGCCATAGTGACCGTGAGATTGGTAGTCTGGAATCCACCCTCTGGCGGAGTCACATCAAGAGTAGCAATAATGCCCACTCCATACCCAGTCTCGTCCCACATGTCTAGTTGGTTAATCGACTCCATCAATACCCATGAGTCAATGGCTAGCACCTCAGAAGCGGCCTCGATTCGCTCAGGGGCAGGAGGCCTACCATTTTGCTGTGCTATAGGTGTAGCCCTAGATAGAGAAATAGTTACAGTGGCGCTCCGAGGGACGTGGCAACGTTGCGGTTCGCCAACCTGCGCTCCTGGAGGGCCTAAGTATAGTTGCTGGAAATAGATAACTAACTGCTCGCAGTCAATTGCTGGCTGCCCCATCATCCAATACTGACGTGCTGGTAGCTCAACGTTATATGACTGAAAAACAGACTGCACCCTCTCCAGGACACCCTGCATCATGTCTCTGAGGTTTACCGCATCCTCGGAGACACCAGTTAGGTCTAGTTCTTGACTTGGCATGGATTATTCCTCGGTGGAAATCTCTTCTGCTACAACTACGTCTTCAACAACTGCAACTGGCTCCACTACAACTGGCTCTACCTTCTTGGCAGGGGCAACGTACTTTGGAGCAGCCTTCTTTACTACAGGCTTCGCAACACCCAGCATGTCTTGGGCACGGAAGTTAGTCTGAATTGACATATTCTCTTCTTTCTTAGTACATCTTGATCTGGAGGTTTCCAGACGCAAGTTCAACTAGGCTCTCTACGCCATCCTCGGTTTGAGAAGCGTATAAGGTCCAAGTTCCTGGGTCCACCATTCCTAGAGCGGCCTGAGCCTTTTCGTAGGAGATGGTGAAGTCTAGTTTCTCATCTTCGTAGTCAAGAACGATGCTGCCGCTCTCTAAAGTCGAGGAAGTGCTCTCTCCGTAATTTCTTAGGATCACCTTTGGTGTCCAGTCAGAGTTTTGTGGAAAGAAGTTACTTAGGTCGGTGCCACTATCAGTTGAAGTCCAGCTAATAGATCCAACAGTAGAGGAGAGGCTTAGGTCAAAGTCTGCATCAGCAGTTAACTTAAGCGGCTTCGGGGTGTACTTACGCGCACGAGGAGTGTCTACAGAGAAGACCTTAGACTTGCGACGGGCGTTGTCCGGGTTTACGACCTTGAGGAATAGGTCAATTTCGTAAAGACCAGTGCGTAGCTCGTCGATGAACTCTTGGTTGTCGAGAATGGTGTAAGAAACGCCCTGACGCGAGACAGAAGTGACACGCTGAGGGAGTTCGCACATCTCATCGCCAGCCCATAGGCGAGCTAGCTCAATAGCCAGCTTTCTAGCTGCCATCTTTCCAGC